GTTATATGTTGTCCCCGAATGTGGGTTGGCTGACAGTCGAACAGAAAGCCAAAAGGCTCGCATTGATTACAAATTGTTTTTGCACCAATTGGGCACAACAGACGCCGAAATTTTAAAGATTGCGCAAAACGAGTCTGATTTGATTGACATGCCTAATGGATGGGGTGTTGAGTTAAAACCATCCCCAATTCACGGCATGGGTTTGTTTGCAACAAAAGATTTTGAGGCAGGCGAAACTGTTTGCCCTGGCAGACTTGACGGGAAGCGTACGCCCAGTGGAAGATTTATCAATCATTCCCAAAACAGCAATATTCAACCAGAATTGGTTGGAAATGACATATTTGCGGTTGCTGCGCGTAAAATCAGCGCAGGCGATGAATTATTAGTTGACTATCGAGCGTCGATGAGAGTTAATTTTGGCTTTGTAATGCAAGGAGAAATATTATGAGTGGATGGGTAGCGGGTGCAGTAGTCGTTGGCTCAATATATTCAGCTAACAAAGCGTCAAGTGCTGCGACAGCAGCAGCAGACACTCAAGTTGCGGCGGCTGAAAAATCAGGCGACGTATCATTAGAAATTGCCGATAAGCAAATTGCTGCTCAAAAAGAAGCATTAGCGTTACAACTTGCTGCAAGTAAAGAAGCAACTGCTTTGCAACTGGCGGCTGACAAAGAAAACGTTGACAAGCAACTTGTAGTTCAAAAAGAAACGCTTGATAAAACCCTTAAGGCTCAAGCTGACGCTGCTGCTGCTGGCCAAGCGGCGGCGGCGGCGGCCCTTAGTCAACAAATTGCTGCTCAAAAAGCAGCCCTTGACGCTCAGTTAGATTTGCAACGCGAGTTGTTCAACAAACAAGTTGAAAACCTCAGTTCTTTTAAAGAAGCTGGTGAAGTTGGCCAAGCCAAGATGTTGGATCTTCTGGGCTTGAGTGGTAACACTAAAGCCCCCGGCTATGGTTCAGCGGCCACTGCATTTAAAGTGGAAGGGTTTGACCCCAATACGCTGTTTGAGCAATTCAACGCCAAAGAAATGGAAGAAGACCCAGGCTATGCGTTTCGCTTGGCTGAAGGTCAAAAAGCTATTGAGCGCTCAACTGCGGCCAAAGGTGGACTGCAATCTGGCGCTGCTCTTAAAGCCGCTGCTCGGTATGGTCAAGAAATGGGTTCTCAGGAATACCAGAATGCGTTTAACCGTTTTCAAGCCAACAAAGCATTCCAAGCCCAAGAATATGGCAATGCGTTTAACCGCTTTACTACCGAAAGAGCAAACATGTTGGCTCCTTTGCAGGCTTTAACCGCCAGCGGTCAGGCTTCAGCGGCGGGGCAAGCTGCGGCGGCGGGCAGTTTATCGGCTGCTTCCTCGCAAGCATTGCAAGGCTACGGCGCGGGTCAAGCCGCTGCGTATGGCAACTACGGCGCAACTGCTAGTGATATTGCCGCACGAACTGGCGCAGGCGCATCTGCTGCCCTTGGCAATTACGGTGCTGGTACGGCAAACACATACGCCGGCTCTGCTGCGGCGCGTCAAAGCGCGTATGGTCAAGCTGGGTCAACTGCCGCAAATGCTTACGGTAATCTTGGTAGCAACTTAACCAACATTTATGGCAATCAAGGTTCTAACACAATTAATGCAATTACCAGCGCAGCAAACGCTGCTGCCGCAGGGCGAATTGGTTCAGCCAACGCCATAACACAAGGTGTTAACACAATGATTGGTGCGGGTATCAGTGGCTACAATGCTTACAACCAAAATCAGTTGTTGAACAAATACCTCATGAAAGGTTAATAAATCATGCCACTCGATACCAGTATTCCCCTTCAATCTAGGTTTGCGCCGATCAATTATGAGATTCCGCAGCCCATCAATACGTTGATGAGCGCGATGAAAATCAAACAGCTTGGCCAACAAAACGAGTTGGACGCGCTAAAAATGCAAGAATACGAACGCGCCCGAACTGAAGAAGAAGGCTTGCGTAATTATCTAAGTGGCGGCAGAGACATGCCTGCGGCAGACCTTAGTTCACCAGACACGCGAACAAATCTGTTGCGATTTGGTAAGACTGGCGCGACGTATGCCAAGGCTTTGACCGAGCAAGACACAGCAGCTTTGACGCAAAAGAAAACCGCGTTTGAAGTCCAAAAAGCTAAACAAGAGTTTGTTGCGCAAGCACAACGCGACACAAGTCAAAATCCTTCTGACGCTAACATTACAGCGTACAAAGAAGACTTGATAGCTAACCCGTTGTTTACCCAAGCCGAAAAAACGCAAATGATTGCGGGCGCTGACCGAATTTTGGCCATGCCCGTTGGCGAACGATCGGCGTTTATGGCCAGCCAAGGCGCAAAACCAAGCGACTTGAAGCCTACGCTTACAACCCAGAATCTTGGCAAAACAACTCAGCAACTGAGTACGCCTGCTTTTGGCGGCCCTGCAACTGTTGTTCCTGGCAGCGTACAAAACGTCGCCATGACGTTGGCGCAAGAACGCGAAGCCAAAGATTCTGCTATTCGTATCAAACAAGAAGGTCAGCGACTCGGTTTGGAAGGCCGCCGCGTGGCTGTATTGGAACAAGACGCCAAGCAGAAACAAGACCCCGTGTTCCAGCAAACTATGGCCGCCGCCAAAGAAACAGGCGCGGCAATCGCCAAAGGCACTGTGGCCGCGCAACAAGCGTTGCCGGGCGTTATTACAAACGCAATGATTGCGGTTAACGCTGTTGACGACATGATCGGCAGGCAGGCAGTTAAAGACGCCAGCGGTAAAGTTATCCAAGCTGCTACCAAACCACACCCCGGCTTTAACGATGCCGTGGGCGCTACATGGAAGCCCGGTTTCCGGTTCATTCCCGGCACAAACGCATCCGACTTTCAATCGTATCAAGACCAAATCGAAGGCGCCGCGTTCTTGTCAGCGTTTGAGGCACTCAAAGGTGGCGGCGCTATTTCTGAGAAAGAAGGCTCAAAAGCCACAGCGGCCAAACTTCGCATGAAGTTGGCGCAGAGTGAAGTTGAGTATGTTAAAGCCGCCCGCGAGTTCCAAGAAATTGTGCGAACAGGCGTAGACAACGCCCGCAAAAAGTTTGGTGCTGGTGGCGCGCCGCCCGCTGCTGGCGGTGCAAACATTGACGCCCTTCTTGATAAGTACAAATAATTATGGCCACACTTGAACAACTCACAGCAGCGTTGGTCAAGGCCGATGCTGCGGGCAACGCCGCAGACGCCAAAGCACTCGCTGACGAGATTCGACGAGTTCGCACTGCGCCTGCTGAATTACCTACGGCGCTTCAGCCTAGCATTAGCACAGAAACTGGCATGCCTGGCCCCCGTCAAGACTTGACCACCGGCCAACGAATTTATCAAGCCGCCCGTCCTTATGTTGCCCCCTTGGTTGAAGCCGGTGGTGCGATTGCTGGCGGCCTGATAGGCACTGCCGCTGGCGTCCCGACCAGCCCCGTGGGCATGGCAACGCTAGGCGTTGCTGGCGCTGGCCTTGGCTATGGTATGGCTAAGGAAGGTTTGGAGATGGCCGACGTAGCGATGGGCATGAAAGCCCCCCGTCAAGGCGCGGCGCAAATTGTTGAGCCGGTTCGTAATGTTGTTGAAGGTAGCTTATATGAAACAGTGGGCCGTGTAGCTGGCCCTGCGCTTAGTTATGTCGGTGGCAAGATTGCCGACTTGCGCCAGATTCCTCAACAAAAGGCCGCCAAGATTGTAAAAGAAGCGCTTGGTTCTGATTTGGAAAAAGTTACCAATGCTTTACGCGCAGCGCAAGGCAAAGGTGTTAGCGCGGCGCAGGCAACTGCTGACATCAACAACCCAACATTCCAAGCGCTGATTGATAGGGCTACTGCCCGCGATCCACGATTCCTTCGTGCGCTTGAAAAAACCCAAGGTGAAGAAGCCGTGAACGCCCTTGCCAAGATGGCAGGCGGCGCAACAGCGGCAGAAGCGCGCGGTACGGTTGAGCAAGCTAAAGCAAATCTTAACGCAATGACTGGCCCACAACGCGAGACTGCGCTTAACCGCACAAACTTAGGTAAAGATGTTGCAGATTTTGAAGCGCGGGCTGGCAAACTTAGTGCTGAAGCGGCGGCTGAAGTTCAAAAAGTGCGTGATCTTATTAGCGCGGGCAATGCCGCTGAAGCATGGGCGCGCCTTGACTTGATCAAACGTAATTTGCCTGTTGGCTTAACTAAATATACATATGGCAGCGAATTGGCTGAAAAAGCCTTTGGTGAGTGGTCAAACAAAGCTGCGCAGGCTTCGCTTGATCTTGGCCAAGGTGCTAGATTTGCGCAAAGCGCGGCAGACGCGCTTCGTTCAGTCGGTATTAAACCTCTCGAAGGTCAAAAACTAGCGCAGAGCATATCTACAATTGCCAACAAACCTGAGTTTGCGGGTAACGATGTGTTGGCTGGCGCAGTTAAAACCGTGGCTGATGACATTGTTAAATGGACTAGCAGCGGCGGCGTTATTGACGCGCGCGCTTTGGACGCCATTCGTAAGAATTCTGTCAACGCCGCCATTCAAAAATTGCGCCCAGGCATGGATGCAACTGCCCAGCGCAACCTTGCGGCCAGTGTTTTGACAGATATTCGCCCCGCTTTGGTCGATGCCATCGAATCAGCCGGTGGTACTGGTTACCGTCAATACTTGGCTGATTACACCAAAGGCATGAGCGCAATTGCTGAAAAGAAACTGGCCGGCAAAGCGCTTGAACTTTTTAAAAATAACAAAGACGAATTTGTTCGTCTGGTGCAAAACGAATCGCCAGAAGTTGTGGAAAAGATTCTTGGCCCAGGCAAATACAACATTGCCACTGAACTAGCTGACAACACTATGGCAGTTTTGCAAGAACAGGCTAAAAAGCGTTTGACTGACATTGCCGTCAAGGAACAAGTCACCGCAGGCCAAGACGCGTTGAAACAATTGTTGCTTGACAACATGTCTAAGTTACGCGTCCCGTCGTATCTAAACGCTGTGGCCGCCACGACCAACAAAGCGTTGCAAATTTTGGAAACCAAAATTGGCGCTAAAACTATGACAACGCTGACAGAAGCGCTTAAGACTCCCCAAGGCGCGGCTGACCTACTGGCCACACTGCCCGGCGAGGAACGCGTCAAAGTGCTAAAACTGTTGTCTGATCCAAGCCAATGGAAGTCTGGCACTAAAGCGATTGCTACGGGCACGACAACTATGGGCGTCAATGCTTTGGCGCCAGATCGTTACGATAACGCTTTGGCAAACCAGCCAGCGCGAATCATTTTAAACAACATGGCGCCTGGAAGACCGTAATGGACACGCAAGTTCTTTTTAACATTGCCGTTAGTTTGGCGGGCTTTTTAGGTGGCTGGGTGTTGAACAACATCTATCGTTCGCTTGAGCGCCTTGACACTGACGTGCGGGCGATGCCTTTGAACTACGTCACGCGGGATGACTATCGGTCTGACATGCGTGAAGTTAAAGACATGTTGGGAAAGATCTTTGACAAACTGGATGCTAAAGTTGACAAATGATCATCGACCCCATCACGGCGCTTGAGGGACTACAGCAAGCCATAGGACTTGTCAAAAAGGCAAGTAAAGTAGCCAACGATCTAGCGGGTCTAGCGCCCATGATCGCCAAAATGTTTGACGCCAAAAGCGTGGCCACCAAGGCCATGGTGGAGGCCAAACGCTCTGGCAACAAATCAAACCTTGGCACGGCCCTTCAGATTGAGATGGCGCTTGATGAAACCAAACGCTTTGAAGCCGAGTTACAGATGCTTTTTATGCAGACGGGCCGCATAGACGTGTGGCAAAAGATTAAAGAGCGTCAGCAACAAATGGACATTGAAGACGCGCATTTAGCACGTCAAGCCAAAGCTGAAGAAAAGAAACGCAAAGAAGCCGAAGATGAACAACTGGCGTGGGCGATTGGCATTGTGACCCTTGTTTTACTAATCGGCGCCGTTGGCTGGGGTATCGCTGAAATTTCAGAAATTTGCGCCAGAATGCGGTGTGGTCGGTGAATGAGTACCAGAAACAATTTGACCTGTTTCTCAAAGTGTTTGTGCGCCTGTGCATCGCTTGGTGGGTGCTTGGGCTGCTTCGCTTCTTACCTGACGATCTGTCAGACAAGATTGTCAATAAACTACTTGGAATGATTGGACTAGGATAATGCTGACACTACTTTCAACCTTAATTTCTTTTTTAATGGGCGGCTTGCCCAAGTTATTGGATTTCTTTCAAGACCGGTCTGACAAAGCGCATGAGTTAAACCTTGCTCGGATGCAGATTGAGCGTGAACTAGAACTGCGCAAAGCCGGCTTTGAAGCGCAAGAACGCATTGAGCATATTCGGTCAGAGCAACTGGCCACCGAAAGCGCAGCCAACACCCAACAAATTTTGATTGGCGCGCAGCAAGCTGAAATGCAGGCCATCTATGCCCACGATGAAAGTCTAAACGAAGGCACATCTACTTGGATGAAAAACTTACGCGCCAGCGTTCGCCCTGTCATTACCTACGGGTTCTTTTTTCTGTTAGTCTTTGTTGACGTTGGCTTGTTTGCCTACGGATGGCACAACGGCGTCGCGTTTGTTGAGTTGGCCGAAATGCTGTGGGACTCTGACACCCAAGCGCTGTTTGCCAGCATCATTGCTTTCCACTTTGGCGGTCGGGCCTTTGGCAAATGAACGTCAGCCCCAAAACCATTGAGATGATCAAACACCATGAGGGTGTTCGATTTAAACCATACCAGTGCCCAGCCAAGCTGTGGACAATAGGAGTAGGCCATGTTCTTTACCCAAATCAAGGCAAAATGCCAATTGATCAAAGAAGCGGTTACGCGCTTCATCCAGAAGATAACCGATCGTTTTCAAAAGACGAAGTAAATGCAATACTTAGGGCCGATCTTGCTCGGTTTGAGAAAGGCGTGGCTACTTATTGTCCTGTGCCTCTTACTCAAGGACAGTTTGACGCGCTCGTATCATTTTCTTTTAATGTAGGCCTTGGCACTCTCCAAAGGTCAACCATGCGCCAGAAAGTTCTTCGGGGCGACATGGCGGGCGCTGCCGAAGAACTTCTAAAATACTGCATGGCTGGCGGCAAAGTCTTACGGGGCCTTCAGAACCGGCGCATCGACGAGCGCGCCGTGTTCCTTACTTAGCGCTCGGTAAGCCTCAATGGCGGTCTTCAGATCGCATTGCAAGTGCTGGATGCGGTCGTCTTGCTCACACAACTTGGCGTAGGCTTCCTCGGCAAACTTGGCCAAGTTAGCCTGGCTCCACGTTGCAAAGTCTGGGCTATTAGTCATTTCTCGCCTTAATATCGTAGAACCAATCATCGCCGGCTGACCACTTGCGTGTGCCGTCAACCGTCCACAATCTTTGTGCGGCTTGGAAGTCAGGGAACTTTGTCTCCGCGGGGATCAGGCTCTGGTCGTACCACAGGCATCGGTTGTTGGGTTGGCAAGCAAACTGGCCGTTGTCCAAGGCAATCCAATTAAAGGACTTGTGTTCTTCGGCTTGCTCGGTAAAGCCCGTGTCTAAGTCCATGCCGTCAGCACAGAAGTCCACCGTGAACAGATAGCGCCCAAAGTGCCACTCACGGTCTTTGCCCAAGAACTTCACGCCAAGGTTGCGCAGGCCAATTTTTTCTAGGATGGTAAATCGGTAGCCCATACAGTCCCACAGTTGCAAAGTGTCAACAGGCAAGTTACCGGCGTCTGCATGCCAGACGTAAGCGTGGATTGGCAGCTTGTCATACAAGGCGCCATAAGCCGGCAACAGCGATTCAATGCGGAACACTTGGCCACGCAAGGCTTTGAGGCTGACCCAAATGGCCGGCTCCAACTCGCCGTGCCCCTTGTGGTCATTGTATAAAAACTCGCGTTTTACAAAGCATTTCATGGGCGGCAACGATGCCACAATATAACTCATGTGTTTTCCTTAATCATTGGGTTCCCTTTTTGAAGGTGCGTCTATTTCCATGCGGTAATACTTGGCCGGCATCTTGGCGTTCTTATCCAGTTGTTTGCGCAGCCATTCAGCGCCGCCAAGTTCTTGCAAGATCATCCAGTGTCTATCTGACATTCGGACTTGTCGGCCTAATAGTGGTTCAGGTGGTTTTGGTCGTGGCATTTACCTGACTCTCCTAAGCGGCATGTCCATAACGCGCTCTGGCGGCGGGGGCGTCATCTTTTCAGAAGGCGGTGTCCAGCCGTGCTTGCGCCAAATGGCTTGGACATCTGAGCCAGAAGACCATTTAAAATCCTTGTTTGCCACAGAGGGATAACTAATCTTTGAATAAGGTGGTTTTTCTAACACTGTGTTGCTCCTTTGAGTAGTTCTAGTCTCTCCCGCGCTACGCGCAGGGTGTTGTAGCGCTGGTGAAGGCGCTGAAGCATGGTAGCGCGCTTGGCGCCAACACGTTCTTCATTGAGCAATCTGAGGACTTCTTCTTCGCTCAGACGGCTTAACTCGTTGTTAAGGCTTCGCCAGGTAGTTGTCAATTTTCTTCTCCAATTGCGTTATTGTTGTTTGTACGCGGATGACAGCGCGGGCGGCGGCGTTGGCCTCACGGCCTCTGATGCGCAGTTCTGCTTTGGCCATTTTTAGTTTGGCCTTCCATAAATCAAATCGTTTCACTTTAATTCCTCCATTGCAATATCAGATATGGCGCGCTTGTCGTGAAGCGCCGCCCAGATTTTTTCATCCACCGTTTTGTTGGTCATTAAGATGTAGCACCACACAGGGTATTTTTGCCCGCTGCGGTGCAAACGGCCAATGGTCTGTTCGTACAATTCCAAACTCCACGGCAGTGACAGAAACACCATGTGACAGCCGCCGTGCTGAAGGTTAAGCCCGTGGCCGGCCGACTTTGGATGGACGGCCAGTAGCCTGACTTTTCCATCATTCCATCGCTCAATGGCTCTGTCGTCGTCAAGGGTTGTGACGTTAAAGCGTCGCTTGAGTTCGGCAAGTTCTTCTTGGTAGGTGTAAGCAATGATGGTGTTGGCATGTTGGTTCTCTTGAATGATTTCCTCTAACCTTTCAAACTTGTGCATGCTGTACCAGATTGGCTTTTGCGTTACGGTAAACTTGCCAGGCGAGTCAGACGGCGTAGTAGTCGTGTCGTAAACAAAACCTGACGCCAGTTGTTGTAGCTTGCCGGTGACAACCGCCGCGTTGATAGCCGTGATGCCGTCCAGCACAAAGTCTTTTTTAAGTGTCTGGTAGGGCGTCAAATCCATGTCGCACTTGACTTCAACAGTATGCAAAGGCGGCAGCTTGTCCTTATACTCGCCTGCTTCTAGCACAAATGTGGCAGGCTTGATCACGTTCATAACCTTCTCAAGCGAACCCACTCTGGGCGCCCATTCGCCAAACTCTTTATTGATCAGCACAAAGTATTGCTGCATGAACGCGCCCTTAGACCGGCCAAGCAGGCTTTGATCAACGATCTTGCACTGACCAAAAACATCTTCTAACCCGTTGCTGGTGAATGAGCCGGTCAAGCCCCAGCGCGTTGTCATGGGGTCAACCACTTTAAGGAACGCTTTAAAGCGTGTGCCAGAAGGGTTCTTGAGCCGTGTCAGTTCGTCAAACACCACGCCGTCAAAGTTCAGGCTTTGCTCGGCCAGCCACTGCAAATTGTCGTAGTTGGTCACAACCACTTGGGCGTTGCCCTTCAGCGCCGCCAAGCGTTGCTTAGGTGTACCAACGCACAGAGCCATGCTGATGCGGTCAGCCCACTTAGGGCGCTCGATTGGCCACACGTCGGTGCAAACGCGCTTAGGCGCCAGCACCAGCCAGCGCTTGACGTGGCCGTCGCGCAACATCTCCCACATGGCCGTGAGCGTGATGGCTGTCTTGCCTGCACCCACCGGCGCCAAGATCATTGCCCTGTCATGCTCAAAGAGAAAGTCAGCGGCTGTCTCTTGATACGGTCGTAATGAAACCATCAACTTGTTCCTTAGTCCACAAACATGCGTAGTTTTGGCGCAACAGCGCCATCTCCGACTGAAATAATTTTTGCAGTTCAGACATGCGGCCGCCTTTGGTTTTGAGTTCCACAAACCATGTCTGGCCATCGGGTAAACACGCAATGCGATCTGCTACACCTTTGCGTCCAGGCGAAGTAAACTTCCAAGTCCGGCCACCGATGCGCTGCACCGCCCAGTCA